GCAATGCTCGAGGCGTAAAAGTGAAACTGGCCCTGCGGGTTGGTCTCGTCTTGAGTGTCCATTTTCTCTATCCTTTCTAGGTTGCCGGAGGTGTTCCGGTTCCACCATCATAGCAGGAAATTAACAGCCGCGCAACTTATTTTATCAGTGATTTCCCTGATAAGATTTCGGCAAGCTCTTGCCAGGGCATGCCCCGGTTTGGCCATGACGCCATGGGCTCGAGGCGCAAACCCTGCTGGGCAAGCTCGATCGCCTGACGGCCATGGTACAAAGCAATTCGACCGGGACGCACAACCGTGCTCACATGATGGACCAGCACATAACACGGGCGGCCACGCGCTGCATGGCGGGTCAGGAAAGCAATCTGGTGCGGACGGAGCGAGACCTTCAACCCGCGGACCACGGCTTTAAGCTCGATCGAGACAAAACGATCCCCAGCGCCAACCAGCAAATCAGACACGCCCAGGTTCACCCGGTTTTCGATGCGCTCGGTGTCCATGTCAAACGGGCGCAGCCCATCCCGTACCCGGGCAGCAAAGGCAGCTTCAGGGGTTGCCATCTTCGTCGGGTCCCAGATCGTTATCCCGTTCAAAGATATCGGGGGGAGGTTCTGCCACTGGAGAGACAAAAGCGGGGTCTTTTTCACGGTCAATGCTTTCAATCACCATGCCCGTGCTGGCGTCAATGAGGGCGCTCGGTGGTGGCCCACCGTACAGGGCTTTGAGCTCGTCCAACTTGCGCTGCACTTCTTCTTTGCTCATGCTGTCGATTGTGCCGTGCCTGATTTCCTTGCGGTCAATGTAGATCGACCCCAGGGCCTGGCCCCGGCGGTACTCAGCCTGAACGGCTGCAGCATATGCCCCAGCGTCCAGGGCCTTGTCCCGGATCGTCTGCAGGTCCCGCATGTGCCGCTCGTATGAGGTGTTGTATTTGCTGTTGAGCTCTGCCCTGTAAGCCTGGATCGCGGAGACCACATGGGGATTGATTGCGGGGTTCGTCAGCTTCCAGGCCATCACCGATGCGCTGGTGGGTCTGTACCCTGCCCGGATAGCAGCTTCCTTCATAGTCACCCGGCCATCGCCGCTCACCAACTCGGTGACAAACTTCCATTCCTTGCCATTCAGGACCTTTTGCTTGCGCAGCGGGGCGACTTCTGTCGACATGCGCTTTTGCGCCTTGTCGCCGATAACAGGGGGCACGTTCCAAACGTCACGCTTGGTCATGCAATCCTCCACAGCCGCCAGCCATCATCTACCCTGCGCAGTTGAAACGACCAGTCGGGGGCATGCCCCCGGACAAACCGCAGCGCGGACACCCGGGCGCTGTTGGCGCGCTTCGCATCCAAGAACCGAATTGAATCCCCAGGCTGCATATCGCCAAAGGGGTATTTCGTTCGCCCCATGGGCATATCAATCCCGGACTCAATTTGAAACATTGTGAACTCCTGTACGCTACTGCACCCAGTGTACCATGTGCAGCATGTCCAGGCAATCAGCATCCCCTCTAACCCTTTTTCTACTAAATAAAAAAATAAAAAAATAAAAAAAGTAAGTCTCCCGTCTCCCCTGAAAATTCCCTTATTTCCTTACACCTAATCTTTCCCTGTAATGTACTGTCACAGCTACAACCCACGTGTTTATTGACTCTTACGTCCATTACGTCCATTACGTCGATTCTCACAAAATAAAAATAAAAAACACTTCTCTCTGGAAAAAGTCTATGTACGCTTACTCGTACCTTACAAAAACGCCCATCCCTGCGGGTAAACACCTACGAAATCAACCACTTTACGCACTTGCGTTGTACTAGCAGTGCCGCTTATAATTCAAGCTCACCTCCCTGTAACTTAAGAAAGGATAGCGAAAATGAGTGTAAATGATGATGAAATTCAGACCATTGTCCACGAGTCGGCAGCCAATGCCACTGAGATCTTGACCCATGTCAGCACCTTGAGCCCCGATCCGGTAATGGCCTTAGCATCCTTGATGCTTGCCACTGCTGTGTTGGCCCGGTCCATGGGCATGCCTTGGGAGGACCTCCTGGAAGGCGCTACAGCGGCCTATAACTCTGTCGAAGAGGACGGTACCTACCATGCCCATTAAAAGCCTCCCAAGGCGTTCTACGCCACCCTACAACACCGGCAAGGTCAAGATTGGCCTGTTGCACCTCCCGAGTCAGCCCCGGTCCCCGGGCCGCGATGCTTTAGCCTTGCAATCTGCCCTGTTACCGCGGCCCTTGTGCCGTTTAGATCGTCCCACCTTGACCACCCGTTTGGTCTCTTTTTTCAGGAGCTTGTATGTCCGCCGTTAATCACAGCAAGGAAGGACTGTTGCTTTTTAGCTACGAATGTGACGATTTAGGTGTTGACCTGGATTGTTGGTTTGAGCATGAGCCTGCGGAGGTGGGCTATCGCAGCAGGTCGGGTGAGCAGTTGGAGCCGGACTATCCGGCCACTTGGTCTCTTTACCATATTTATTTGCCGGGCTCGACGGTGGACATTGCTCCGGTGATGAACCCTGTTTTGGTCACGGCGATTGAGGAGTGGGTCGCCAGCCGGGCGGATGATGACTGGCAGTACAGGGATAACTATGAACCAGAGGAGCCAGCATGAACTGCGACACAGGGGCTATCTGCCCACATACACCTCAGTGTGACCACATTTGCCAAGCCACCGAGGAGGTGCTGGAGCCCGGGCCGCGCATGGTGAATCTTGATGAGATTGAACCAGCATCCGACATGTGGCAAGTGATTGCCAGCATTGCGGTGGGCTTTGTTTTGTTTGGAGTAGCGCTGCTCGCTGCGGTGGCGTTTGTTACTGGCGCTTGGGTTTGGAGTCTGCTGATATGAAAACAATCATTGAGATGGCGCGTGAGGCTGGCATGGCTGGTTTTGATGGTGTTGTACATGCTGCGTTTCAGCTTGAAGCCTTTGCCGCCCTTGTCCGTGCTGATGAGCGTGAGGAAAATGCAAGGGTATGTGAAAAAGTGGCGGTTGATTACTACACACGAATAGGTAGAGAACATGAGCCGTACATGAAAGCCACAGCAGAAGACTGCGCCATGCAAATCAGAGAAAGGGGACAGCCAAAGCGAAAGCAGGAGCCAACCTGTCCCGAGTGCAAAGCAGCAGTGTTGTATGAGTGCGTAACTTGCAGTAGCAACAACTACCCACCCGCACAGCCAGAGGAGCGCAACTTCTGCCAACGATGCGGCAAGCGCACTGCTGACCTGACCACAATTCACACATGCACACCACCACAGGAGAACACATGACTGAAGAAGACGATGACATCCAAGACTACAAGAAGCCGTGGGTAAACCTGAGTGATTCACAGATAGAAGCGATCTACTACGAGGTGGTAGCGGAACACCGAGGTGCGCCTATGCCGCACGGGCAAGTGCTGTTTGGGCAAGCGGTGCAAGCCAAGTTGAAGGAGTTGAACACATGACCCACGAAGACGCAGCAATCATAAAGGTGATATTGCCACAACTCTATTCAATCATAGATCGCTTGCTAGAGGGCAACCCCGACAAGAAATTGATGGTGGAGGCGCGTAGGATTTTACCGAGTAACTACAAGCACTCGTTTGAGAGAGCGAAGGAGAACACATGAGCAACAGAGTGCTGATTCAAAACGTAGGTGGTGTATGGAGCGAAAGACCTGATTGGGTTGTCCTCAGTTGGGGTGCTGGCGTAGCCGCAGGAATCAAACGGCTTGAGTTAATTGCAGATGATTGGACATTTACATTTCAGACTGTAGAGCAAAAATTCTCTGCGGAGAATTGGAAAAAACCATACGGCCCAAAGGTGAACACATGACTAAACAAGAAGCCCTGAAAATTATTAAGCTGCTGTCCGCGATGGAGTCGTGGGCATTTAGCACAAAGAACCCGTTGCCTGAGTACCTCCAGGAAGACATTTGCAAAGCCATTGCAGTGCTGGAAAAGATTGTGTTGGAGAAGAACGTATGAAATGGAAAGAGCGCAGCGAGTCGCACTGGGTGCTGATCGCGCCTGACGGAGAGATCGTCGACGAGATCAGACGCAACGACGATTATTTCTTTGTGCTCAAAAGCACAGGGAAGAAATACATTGACATCAAGAAAGCTAAGAATGCAAGAATTACTGCAACCAAACCGACTTAAGCAGATCCGATTGCGTATGGGCCTGACGCAGCAAGAATTTGCTGACATGCTGCAAATCACCCAGGGCAATGTTGGCCACTACGAGCTGCGCGAGCAGACCATGCCGCCGGAGGGAGCAAGGAAATTAATTGAGGAAGCCGCGGTCCGCGGTCATCGGGTCACGTACGAAGATATTTACGGCGCGGTGGACACCCCTGTTGCTCGGCAGAAGAAAAAGATTAAAGAAGAAAAATAACAGTGCCTGCCAGTTACTGTAACTGGTGTACACTGCGGGGACACTAGAGAGGATAGATGGATGAAAAAACGCAGCAAGTACCGACCCCGAGGGCTGATCATGGACACCATGTTGTTTGTGTCTAGTGGACTCAAAAGAGTTGGCTCAATCAGTGCGGGAACGACACTGAAGATCAAGAATCATGCAGCGCTGGAGAGTGTGCGCTGTGGGCAGGGAGCACGCGAAGACGTTGACATCTTGATTACTGCGTTCAACATCACTGAGGCGCTGGCCATGATGCGCATTGGTGATGATTGGAAGGTTGAGATTCGGGCCGCGCAAGACGCTCTCCTGGCGATGGGACGCAGGGGCGTGGAGACTGGCAAGTTTATTTTGCGCGGACCCGAACTCACCATTTTCAATCTTGCCATGGAAGTCCATGATGCACAACTCGATGCGTGCACTGTAGCCGAATTGGAAAAAGCTATCGACCTTGTCACCTCGATAGTCAGATCCAAGGGGGCACGTCCCATCATTCAATTGAAAGCAAAGCATGAAAACAAACAAAACGCTTGATGACACAGCACCGCTATCTAAAAACGGCTTAACGCCGCTGACACAAGAGGAGCTCAAGGCCTGGTGGCCCTTTGAGCGGCTGGACCCCAAGAGGTTCCCCAAGCAAAACGAGGCCGCCAAACTTAGTCCGGTATCGGACGTTGAAGACGCACTTTTTTAAGGAGAACCCCATGAGTAAGAAAACAACGACCCAAAAGGTCCTGGACTATTTGATTAAAAACCCCGATGCCCCTGCAAAGGACGTTGCAGTGCGTTTCAAAACAGGCATCAGCTATGTCTACTATCTGCGCAAGAAGCTCAGGGAGCCCAAGCGCAAGGTCACCCTGACACCGAGCCAAGTGAAAGTTGCGAAGAAGCTGGGCGTGAGCCTGACGGATTACGTCAAAGAAGGCCTGAACATGGGCGTGTTGAAGTACGACGACGAAGTAGCGGAGCAGGACACCGTCCAGCATCTTGGCTCGTCTAAATGGCAGCCGCCTGAGATGGTGCCGACACCGGAGCTAAGTACTACAGACGTGGACGGTATCTTGAACGACCGGGCCAAAGACTACGGCAAATTCAAAGACGGTGCTGCGCTGATGCAGGGTATTAAACGCCTGCTCGCGGAGCACGCACGGGTGCACGACAAGCTGTTTGCTGATGACCAGTGGGAAGCCATCGAGATGATCGTGCACAAGATGGGCCGCATCCTTAACGGCAACCCCGACAAAGTCGACAACTGGGTGGACATTGCTGGCTACGCCACCCTGGTGGCCGACCGCCTTGAGGGGAATGCGCGGTGACCTCCACCCGCATCAAGCCAGAGGAAGCGCGGGCCATGGTCCTCGCTGCTTTGCGCGCGAACGGCTACAAAGGCAGCACCTCGGAGCTGGCACAGTGGACGGGCTTGCCGTCTTCTGTTGTTCGCCGCGCTGCTCTGCATTTGTCCTCGGACCTGCACTTAAACGCGCTGCGGGTTTCTGGCAGGGACAAGGGGGAATACCTCTTCGCCATGCACCAGCTTGACCTGTTTTTGGATCAAAAACCTCCGACCACGCTGTGGCAGAAGATTAAGCTGTGGTTTAGATAAAGGGCCCCTCGGGGCCCTTTTTATTTAGCTTCGCCCCAGCTCGGGCCAACTTCCACGTCACACCTGTTGGGCACTTCCATCTTGACGCACTCCGCCATGATCTGGGCCGCCTGCAGCGCATCGTCTTTGCTGCGCACGGACAGGGCCAACTCATCATGCACCTGGAGGATGGGATCAAAGCCTGCCTTTTTAAGGGCCACCATGGCTGCTTTGGTCTGGTCTGCGGCAGACCCCTGGATTAGACGGTTCAGGCCCTTGTAGGTACCTGCTCGCTTGATCCTGGAGCCATACTCAATAACTGCCTGTTCACGGGGCAGCGCTTTGTTCACGCCCCACTCCATCGGCTCCCATAACGGAAACCGGCACTTGCGGCCCAGCAGCGTGCGGATCGAGCCGCCTGCAGCCGGGTGATCAATGCGCTTCATCACCGCGTTGACGGTGCCTTTGAGGAACGGGACGTTGTTGTGAAAACGGGTGATCAGCTCATCTGCCTCGCTCAGGGCCAGGTCCAGGCTTGCGGCGAGCTTATTCTTGCCCATGCCGTACATCAGGCCCAAGCCAATAGTTTTGGCCGCCTTGCGTTTGATCCCGGCCATGTCGGCCACCATCTGGTGGAAATCCGTGTTGGGATCGTTGTGGTAGGCGCTGACCATGGTGTCGGCCCCGGGCAGGCCCAAGAGGCTGGCGTAGTGCACCAAGAGCCGCGGTTCTTGGGAGGAGAAGTCATTTGATGCCCACAAATGCCCCTCTTCGGGCAGGAAGAGGCTACGTACCATCGGGCCAATGATCTCGTGCCGGGCAGGAACCTGCTGGAGGTTTGGGTTGGCCATGGACAGACGCCCGGTCACCGTGCCGCCATCATCTGAGCGCATCTGGTTGACGTGGGGGTGGATGCGGCCTGTCTTGGCGCTGAAGTCCATGTACGGCTGCAGGAAGGTGCTGTGCGTCTTGTTGGTCTCGCGCGCCTCAATGATCATCTTGGCCAGCGGGTGGTCGTGGTTGTCCAGGAACTGCTTGGTAAAGCTCGGCAGACCGTTGTCGGTCTTGCTGTATTGAATCCCAAGGCGATCAAAGGCGTGGGCAATGGATTGCGCAGCCCAGATGTCGATCTTCACCCCTGCCTGCTCTTTCATCTCTTTGAGCAACTGGTGCTCACGGGTGCGCATACGGTCAATCATCAGGCCGCACTTATCTCTGTCAAAGCGGATGCCCCGGCGGGTCATCTCCAGCAGCACCGGGAACACATCGGTCTCAACGGCGAAGATGGACTCGACCTCATCCTGGCGCATCTTAATCTTGAAATGCTGCCAGAGCTTGAGCGTCAGTGCCGCGTCTTGCTCGGCGTACTCACCAACGTACATCGCCGGGAGCTTCCAAAGCTCCTTTTTAGGATGGACACCGAAATCGCCTGCGGCCTGCTTGAGGCCCTGCTCACTCTTGATTTCTTGGAGGTAGTCGAAGCCGAGGGCGTTGAGGCTGAAGCTGAATCGGTTTTCGTCAAGGAGTGGGGCGGCAAGCATGGTGTCGTAGATACGACCACTGATAGTAAATCCGTTGGCACCCAGCCATCCGGCATCGTAGGCTGCGTTGTGCATGATTTTGTCGGCGGGGGTGGCGAGGACGTCTTTGATCC